GCTTTATCAACTAAGCGTCGGCGAGGGTGGGGTGACGACCACCCAACTTGGCGTCGTGAATACCTCGGGGAGTGGGTTTCTGATGCCTCAGACCTCGTATACGCTTTCGCGAGAGCACGGGCTGAGGGTAAGTGTACATGGGTTCCTGAAACTGGAACCGAAGGCGGAGTCACCGGTCTTCTTGAAAAAGATGGCCCCTGGCATCTTCTTCTTGGGCTAGACCTGGGGTTCGTGGACGACTCCGCGATGGTCCTGGTGGCCTACTCGGAGACCCTCCAGGAGCTGCGCCACGTATACGACTTCAAGGCTCCCGGGATGGATGCCCAGCAGTTCGCAGAAGAGGTGCTCGGCATCATCGACACGTTTGGCAACCCCGAGATGGTGGTGGCCGACGTGGGCGGTGGCGGCTCCAAGATGATTATCGAGATGCTCAACCAGCGGTACGGGTTGGCCATCCAGCCGGCAAGTAAGCGGGAGAAGCAGGACCACATTGAGCTCATCAACGGAGATTTTCTCGCGAACCGCATCAAAATTATTGAGGGTTCCGACCTCGATAGGGAGCTGTGTGGGCTGCAATGGGATCTCTCAAACGACTCGAAGGTCATTCTTAGCCGAACCGGCCGACTGCGCGAGGACCCATCCTGCCCTAATCACCTTTGTGATGCGCTCCTGTATGTGTGGCGATTTTCTTACCACTATTACGCCGCCCCAAAAGAGAGCGCTCCGGTTGCCGGAACTGAGGATTGGTGGAAGGCCGAGGAGGCACGACAACTCCAGCGCGCCATCACCCGGCGTCGCTTGGGTCGCCACCAGGACCAGTTCAAAAAGATTGCAGAAGACCGGACAGCTCTAGGAGACCCATGGATACCAGCCAGGACCCCACTTGCAGCGCAGATGAGCCGGAAATCCAGTTGGACCTCTCGTATCTTCGAGACCTGCTCACGCTTCTTCAGGATATGCGGGTAGCTGAGTTTAAGTACGGAAACTTCGGGGTGTCTTTCCAGGCTTCCGAGCAGGTTCCGTTGCATGGCCGCACTCCGGATGAGGTTTTGCAGGATGAGGACCGGTCTACCAGTTCTCGCCGCATCACTGGCCTGGTGCCCGAGGTGAAGGACGGTTGGAAGAATCCCAACCTCTGGCCAACTCAGGGTGGCAAGATTCTCAAGTTTGACGGTTCATTGGAATAGGCACTAAATGTCCTACCTAGACAAGCTTTATCCCTCGAAGGATGAATCCACGGGCTCTAGCTATGTCTGGTGGGAGCTTCCCAGCAAGGATGTGGCCGATTATGACGAGGAATACATTGAGCGACAACGAGCGTCTAGCCTCGTTAATTGCGCGCAACGCCTCGAGTCTTCGCAGCGAGAGGTCCATGAGCAGAATCTCTGGTCCGCTCAGCTATATTCAAACCGAGAACTGGCTGCGTTCGATTGGGGCACCGGCCAACTCTATCGGGCCAGCCTCGCGCCCATCAGTCGAACGGGTGAGAACATTACTGTCCGAGTGGTTGACACCATGGTCAGCCAAATCGGCAAGAATCGCCCCAAGCCAAAACCAGTGGCTCGTGGGGCTTCATTTGGACTCCGCCAGCAAATTCGCCTGCTAGATAAGTTTCTCTACGGGGAATTTCAGCGCAACTCGGTTTACGCAACAGGTAAACAGATATTCCGGGATGCCTGCATTTTCGGCTTCGGTTGCGCCAAGGTAGATGTCTACAAGGACCCGGATTACGGGGAGCGGGTATGTTACGAGCGCGTCTTCCCAGACGAAATCCTGGTCGACCAGATGGAAATCGTCGCATGTGGCAAGATGCGGCATTTCTACCGCCGTCGCGCTCTCCCCATCGAGGTGGTGGCCACCACGTACAATATCCCAGAAGAGGAGTTGACCGAGATTGCGGACCAGCAGGCCTCGTTTTCCTACCTGGATTACCGGCCGGTGGGCAAGGGGTGGGTCATCGTGGTGGAGGGGTATCAGCTCGCGGTGGGTAAGACCCCGGGCCGTTGGATGGTGGCGACTCAGAACTGCGTGCTGGACGAGGGCGAGTGGGCCAATGAGTGGCTCCCCTACGTGTTCTACCACTGGCAGGTGCCGGTCTCCGGCTTCTATTCGCCCAGCGTGGTGGAGCAGGTGCTCCCCTACCAAATTCGCCTGAACGAAATCAACGAGGTTATTCGAGATGCGCAGGATTTCATGGGGCGGCCCCGAGTCCTGGTGGCCGAGGGTTCGCGAGTCAACCCGCTCGAAATTGACAACGTTATTGGGCGTTTTATCAAGTATACAGGAATCAAGCCGGAGGCCATCACCTGGCCAGCCATCTCAGCCGAGCTTTACAACGAGCGAGACCGACTGGTCCGAACTTGTCTCGAGCAGTTTGGCCTTTCAAACCTGGCTACAACTGTCACTCCCCCGCCTGGAGCGCGATTTGATTCCTCGCCAGCCTTCCGGGAGTTTAATGCGATTCAGGACGACCGACTCTCCGACCCTGCTCAGAGATACGAGGAATTCTACATTGAACTCGCGAAGCGTACTACTCAAGTAATTGACAACTCGGGGGCGAATCCGCAGACGACCTGGTACAGTGGGTACAAGCAGTCGAAGGCGGAGACCATCGAGTGGTCCGAGATTGCCCACGAGGCTGAGTCCTATGTGATGAGCATGGAGGCCACGTCGATTTACTCGATGAGCCCAGCCGCGGCGCGAGATGAGCTCGAGAAGCAGCTCGCTATGGGCCTCATCACCCCAGAGCAGTACAGGATGGAGCTCTGCGACCCCGACCAGGAGTCCGAGTATTCCCTTCAGGCGGCGGCTGCGGAGGATATTAACCGGGTGCTGGAGCTTCTTGAATCCGGCGACTTCGAGATGCCGATTCCCGAGCAGGATTTGGTGAACGGAGTGCCTCGCATCACACTCGGCATGTTGAACCTGAACAAGTACAAAGACGTGCCGGCTGACACCAAGCTGAACTTTGTGAACTGGATTACACTTGCGAAGGCCATCCTGAAGCGGGGGACCGAACCGACTGCTCAGACTGCAGCGAGTGCGGGTCTTCCGCCTGAGGTGCCCGGGATGCCGCCGGTGGGGGCGATGGGGGCCGGAGCAGGGTTCAACCAGCCGGGTGCGGTTCCGGTTCCCGAGGCTGCCGGCTTGGCTCCCGCAGGCCCCGGTGCCATGCCCAACATCTCGTAGACCTCAGCCACGAAAGATAACATGTCAGAACAAAGCCAGAATCCTGCGGCCGGAACTAAGAACAACCCCATCGTCATGGAGTCGGATTTCAACTACAATCCGCCCCCGGAGGCTGACCCGGCAGACCAGCAGGAGTTTCGGCAGTCCCTGAAGGACGTCATCTCGGAGATTGAGAACGAGTGGGCGCCGGAGCCGGAGGTCGAGCAGGACCAGCAGGAGAACACCGAGACGGTGCAGCCTGAGGCCGCGGTCGAGACTGCTGAAAAGGCCCCAGACGAGCCTCAGGACGACCCGGCAATTGCCCGGGGTATGGAGCGCCTCATTCAGCGAGAAGTGGCCCTGCAGGCAAAAGAGGGCGCTTTTGCGGCCCGTGAAGCTAAGGTGGCGCAGCTTGAGGCCGAGGTGGCGCAGCTTCGAAGCAAGGTGCCCTCTCGCGACCTGGTTGACCAGTTTGACCACAGCCCAAGCGAAGCCTTCAAGTCTCTTGGTCACGACCCGGAGCACATTGTGCGCGTGATGATTGCTGAGCAACTCAAGGCGAAGGGCGAACCCGTGCCACCTGCTCTGGTTCAGGCCCTAAAGGACGCCGAGTCCAAGCGGGCCATTGCGGCGCAATCTAAGGAAGTTTCTGACCTCAAGGCACAACTTGAGGCGAAAAACAAGGCAGAAGAGGCCAACGCATTTTTCAGCGCGGTGGTTCTCGGAGCTAAAGAGTACGTGAAGACTGTTACGGGCAGCAAGCATTTGCCCACTCTGGCCGAAATCGCCTCAAAAAACCCAGACCGCGTGCATCGCGAAATCACGGAGGAAATCGTGAACGACGCGCGGGCTCGGATGGCAACGGACCCGAACGGCCAGCCACTGACCTATGAAGAGGCCGCCAAGCGAGCTGAAACGCGCCTCGCGGACTTCAGGGCTCTATTTGGTCCCAGCACGAATGTCGACACTAAGCAAGTACCAGTCGAAAAGAAACTTCCTCC